AAGATCTTGCTCGCTAACATTATCATCCCATTTAAAAATATACTCATAGCCAGCGCAACCACCACCAGTGATACCAATACGAATAGTATTTCGGCCTTCATCTTCCGACTTCTTAACCGCTTCAACCAGAGCTTCATTTGTAAAATCTATTAGCACCCTTTTTTCTTCTCCCAATCTTCTATAGCTTTTTTTATACTATCTTCTGCTAAGACACTACAATGTAGTTTGATTGGAGGTAATTTTAATGCTTCGGCTATATCTTTATCTTTTACTTGCTTTGCTTCTTCTATAGTTCTGCCTTTAAGCATTTCTACAAACATAGTAGACGATGCAATAGCTGAGCCACAGCCGTATGTTTTGAACTTAACGTCTATTATTCTTTCTTCTTCATCTAGTTTAAGTTGTAGCTTCATAACGTCACCACATGCAGGTGCACCAGTCATACCAGTAGCTACGTTTGGATCATTAGGATCGAAACGACCGACAGAGAACTGCTTAGGTGAATTAAGCACCTGTTCGAATCTATCTACAACTTCTTTACTGTATGCCATTTTTCTTTTCTAAGTCCTCTATTCTTTTTATTAAAGCAGGATAAACATCAAACTCATGTAACTCTTTACAAGGATGACTATTCTTTTCTAGAATTATTATTCTATTCATTATACCGGGATACTTATCATAGAACTTTTTCTCTTGCTTTATTAAGTCAATACCAAGCTTATCTTCACACCACTTATCTAACTTTAACAGATACGGATTAAGAAAAGACAATGCACCAGTAGAGACTAGTCTTAAGATAATAGTTTTAAATATTTTAATAAGAAATGATATCATAGTATCTGACCCTACTACATAGACGATTATACTGTCTAATTATTCTAATTGCAACTATATTTAGGCAAAAAGACAAAAAAAGAGCCCAAAAAGGGCTCTTTTAGTATAAGTAACCGAGATTACATTATGTTGTTAACAAGTACTCGTCTGTAATATACATTTGAGTCTTTTGTTAATGCACCATTACCGTATGCTGTACCTTCAGCAAATGGGTTAGCAACAACACCATACCTAGTTTTGAAACCAATCTTAGGTTGGAAAGTGTTCTCACCAACTGCTCTAACCATTTGTAGAGGAACATATGGGCAATAGAATATACCAGCATCAAATGCTGATGATCCTTTATATCCTAATGTGTAATAGTTACCAGTAGTATATGGATCAATGTATACTCTATATCTTCCGTTCAATACACCAGCAAAAGTATTACCAGTATCATCTACTTGTAAGTTATTAGAGTTAAGTGCAGGAGTGTAATCCAATACGCCAGCCATTTGAAGAGCTGAAGCTACGTCAGAAGATGTAATAAGGACATTACCCTTTCCTCTTCTTGTATCTTTCGCGATTTGGTTTGCATCCCTTTCAATTTGGAACATTAAGCCTTTGAACTTCTCAACAGACCATCTACCATTTGAATCAGTATCTAAATCAAATGTTCCTGATGTTGTTGTGTCGACTGTAGCACCTTGCTTAGCAACAATGTTAATTGTTCTAATAATCTCTCTGTTGATTTCTGCTAAGATTTCAGTAGAAAGAATATTTGCTAATTCAGTTTCTGCGTCTAGTCCATGGATAGCTCTTAAATCTTGAGCAAGTTCCATTGAGTATTCAGCTTTTAAAGCTCTACTTTGAGCTGTTACACTTACCTTCTCGATTGAGAATGCCATCTCTGGGAAAGCAATATTACTTGCATTACCTAAAGCTTCAGCTTGGTTAGTTGACATACCATCGCCATAGTTATAAGCACCTGTCTCAGCGTTATTAGCTGCTACTGGAACTGTACCGACGTGTTTGTCACCTTGTGTATTAGCATCTGCAGTTCTTGTTGCAAAAGCTGTATCTGCTTCGTTATAAAATGCTTCAGTAGCTGAGTTAGCCATTGAGCTGTACTTAGATCTCATTGCGAAGATAAGACCTGTAGGACCACTCATAGGTTGAACACCACACATGTCATAAGCGACAAGGTTAGGCATTGCTCTACGTACTAAGCTTATTAAAACAGGATCATAGTTCTGTACACCGTCACCGAAACCAGCAGTACCAGTTGCGTTGACAGGAGTATGTGTTCCTGCTTCAGCGAGAAGAGATTGTTGAGAGTATGAGCTTCCTTCTCTTAAAGCTATCTCTGTATTTTCTAATAGTTGAGCTGTAACTGCACGCTTGTGAGTATCACCAATAGATGGTAGATCTTCGTGCTCAAGAATTGGCTGCCACTTCTCAACTAGATTTGTATTAAGGTCCATTATAGTTCTCCTGTAATTTTTACCCTATTCTTCATTATATTTATTTTTTTACGGTACGCGAAATTGCACCGGCATATGATTCCATTAAAGGATCCACTGCAGCCTTTTTCTCTGCTTCTTCTTCGATAGGGGTCTCATCAACCTCTTCCGCAATTACGCTCTTGTTCGAAGCAAAGTATTGCTCTTTAATAACGTTAAGCTTTTGCTCAAAATCATCAAAGGTTTCATACTCAATGCCTTCTGCTAAAGCAAAAAGCTTTTCCTTTTCTGTTAGTGTTAAGTCCTCAGCGCTTTCAATTACTAAGTCCTTACACATAAGGCTCTCAATATCGTTTTTCAACTCTATGTTTTCTTTTAGAGTTGAATTGACTTCTTCTTCTAATGCATCGACTTTTGCTAATGCATCAGAGGCTAGATCTAATTTGTCTTCTGGAAGTGAAACGTAGTTTTCTTCAAATAGTGATTTAATACCACTCATGAAGTTTTCTGCAATTTCTACTTTAATAGCAGACTCTATTGCTACTTCGTTTTCTTTCATCCATTCTTCAGAAACATAAGATAGATACTGATCAATTTTTTCGTTAGATTCTTGAACGAATGATTCTTTAGCTTCTTCTAATTTAGCTTCGAACTCTTCTTCAAGTTTAACTTGTTCAGCTACCAGTCTTGCATTTACTGAAGCAGTGAAAATAGTTTCTGCTTTATCTAAGAACTCTTCAGCTAGATCTTCACCAGCGAAAATTTCTTCAACATCTTCTCTCATACCTTTAGCAGAGATAGATGCCATATTCTTTGCAGAATTATTTGGAGCACTTTTTCCAAAAATAGTAGCATAAGCGTCATTGACTCCAGATTTACTGAAACCAGATAGCTTTTGTACAACAGCTCCGATCATGCCAGCTCTTGAGAGGGTTGGCATTGCCTTTTCACCATTCTCTTTATCTGCTGGTCTTTTATTGCTTTTTGTAGGAACAGGATCGGCGACCATAGACGCGTCAGCCGTAGCCTTGAACTCGTCAAGCTGAGCTGTGTCTTCGCTTACTGCTTCTAATTCTTTATCAGCCATTTTTAGACTCCCTTAAATTAATATATTTTGTAATATTTATAAAAACCTTATACTAGCGAGTCAAGAAACTTCTTAAAGAACTCGACTTTTCGCTCCTGTAGCTTAGCTACGGACTTGTCACCAGTATTTTTAATGTGTTCAATAATTTCTGCTGTTCTAGATCTCCATTGACCTTCGGCAGCATCATAAACCCATTCTGTACCTTCCATTACTCCTTTAACAAATGCATCGGGAGCGGAAGGATCAGCAACTATATCAGCTGCTGTTGCTAGCATAAAATCACCTTGAACTTCCATAACACCGTTATTTGGTTTAAGTGAACCCATACCTCTTGAAGAGACACCTAATTGGGCTCCTTCATCCATTAGATTCTTGACGATGTTACCCATTGGAGTATCCATAATTTTGGCCTTACCAACAAAGTTATCACCATCTTCCTTCAAACTTGTAATCATATGTGAAACTCTATCTAAGTTAATTGTAGGACCAGAAGGGTGACCTAATTCACCATATGCTCTCTTAGCATCGATATTCTCTTTAATATATCGTCCTACTTCTTTAGACATTGTCTCTTTAGGATATACTCTACCATTTCTATTTTTTAAGTTAGATTGTAGGAATACTCCTTCTATAAAATAATTCTTTTTATCGCCGTCTTCTGTCGCTTCTTTTAAATAATTGACTTCGCTAAATTCTACTTCTGTAATTAACTTCATATTAGTCTCCAAACCCTACAGGTGTAAATTTACCAGCTGTAGCAAAGATTTTATCTCCAGGGCTTTTAGCAAAGTAATGTGAGCCTGCTTCTACAGTAGTATTACCTATTGCTGTATTAGCACTATCTACTAATGTAACAGTTGCTGCAGCAGTATGATAGAACTTTAAAAGTCTTGCACCATCATAAGCGCTTGCACCGCCTAGGTTAGTTCCAGCTGCTGATTCGTTACCCTTAAGAATTATTATCTTCATGTTCGCCCTCTATGCTTTTGTAACAGAAATCAACTAGCTCTATAAAAGAGTCTTTTGATTGTTCTAATAGTTCTAAAAATTTGTCTTGATTGTCTTCTGATAATGAGTCAAATACTTCTAATACAACTTCAGCAGTTTCAGGATCAACGCTTAGCTCAGTTCCGTCTTCTAAAAGAATATTAGATGCTTCTTCTGATTCATAAATCCCCTCAACGGATTCTAATACAGTAGAAACTTCTGAAGCTATATCTTCATACATTGCTTCTTCTTCTTCTTTAGATAAATGAGTTACTTTACTTGTATCTTTTTTTGCACCTCTAGCATTCAATACATTGTCAGTATCTTTTGCTGGGTATTCTTTATCTTGAATATTATCAGTATGCTTTTTCTTCCACTGCTTTTCGCCTTCAGCTTTATCTCTACCGTGATGCTTTAATTCGCCTACTGCTTCTAAAATTTCGCTAAGTCGTTTCATTTGGTTCCTCGTTTTCAACCTCTTCAGGCTCTTCAAGCTCCTCTTCTGGAGTTTCTTCTTGTTCTGGTTCTTCTGCTTCTTCAGGTTCTTCTGGAACCTCATCATTCAAAGCATCTTCAATTTCATCATCAGTAAGATCTTGATCTAAGACTTCTTCCTCATCTGGAAGTTCTTCTGCTGGCTCAGCCTTAAGGCTTTGGTCACCAAACATGTCCTTATGAACAGCGTCTTTCTTACCTGCAATAACCTGACTTACTCGGTCTAACATTTCATTATCAAAAGCCCCTTTTACTTCAAAGGGTTTATCTCCTAACGCTCCTTGTATAAGTTTATCTACATTAACGTAGTTAGGATCGTTCACTTGTTTATTATCTTCAGGCATTATATATCTCCATTATATTTATTATTTAGCTTGTTTCGCCACCTTGTTCTGGCTCACCTTCTGGCTGCTGATTCCAAGGAGCATCTGGATGTGCACCGCCTCCTGGACCAAAGTCAGCTTCATTAGCTTTTTCTTGCTCCATATTAGCTTGCATATCGTCAATCTCATCTTGATTAAAGTGTAAGATATTTTTCTTAATCCAGTCTTTACTAAAGTAAGTACCAGTATGGTTTTCAATATCTTGAAGAAGCTGCAATCTTTCTCTCATCATTTCAGAGTTTTTAAGTTCAGCAAAATGATTATCTTCTACAAAGTCATATTTTACTTGCTGACTCATTGAGTGCCATTCTTCTAATGACATGACACCCTTGAGTACGAGCTGCTTCTCTAAGATTTTTGTAAATAATAGACTAAATTTAAGTCTAAGTCTTCTTATAAATTTATTAAATTTTAATTCGTCTCTAGATATTTCAGATGCTCTACCAAGAGTAAAACCAGCTTCTGGTTCTAATCTACTAATAGGTACATTTAAAGCTCTATATAGTTTCTTTTTAAAGTATTCTATATCTTCCATCTGACCTAAGTTTTGACCACCAGGTAGAGTAGTAATTTCAGTACCTCTTCCACCTTCTCTTCTAGGTAACCAGAAGTCTTCCATCATTGTCATAAACTTACGATCGTCTCTAATCTCGCCTGATGCAGCATCATACACTAATCTATTCTTATGCTTAGTCATCATATCTCTTAGATATTGTTCTGCTTTCATCTTAGGCAAGTTACCTACATCTATATAGAATATTCTCCTTTCAGGAGCTCTACTTATTCTATAGATTACAGATGCATCTTCTAAAACTTGTAATTGGTTTAATGGTTTAATTGCTTTATGTAAATGTGATAAAACCATTTTATTATATTCATCTGATAGACCAGATGTAATATGAACTATTGAATCTTTAGCAATCTTTAAGCCTTGAGCTCCGCCCGCTGCTAATGGGTCTGGTGTTTGATAAGCTTTACTATGAAAGCCTTTATCATTGTATACAAAAAATTCTTTTACAACTTTAACTACTGTATATCCACCTTTTCTTTCTTTCTTCGTCTGTCTTACTTTTCTTATCTTTCTTGGATCAATATATCTCAGCTCTTGTATCCCTTGTTCTACGTCAGTTTCATCTA